TAGAAACTTATGGTCTACCTAGCAAGATCGGTAAATATCCAAGTGGTGCGACTGAAAAAGAAAAAATGACATTGCTTCGTGCTGTCATGAGTATTGGGCGCAATGCTGGCGGCATTATTCCACATGGCATGGCAATTGATTTTGAACAAGCCACAGATGGCGACACAAAGAATCATTTCGATCTCGTTAAATGGTGTGAACACCAACAATCAAAAGTAATTGTTGGTGGCACATTACTTTCCCAAGCCGATGGGAAAACTTCAACTCATGCACAAAGCCAAACTCATGAAGTCGGGTTTGAGGCAATTAAAAAATCAGATGCAAAGCAGCTTGCACGCTCAATTAATGATTGTTTGATTAAGTATTTAATGCAGTTAAATTATCCAGAAATTGCACCTGATCGATACCCATCTTTTTATTTTGATACAACTGATACTGAAGATATGGAAGTCTTTAGTGAGGCTCTTCCTAAACTTGTAGGGATTGGCTTTAAGATTCCTCGCACTTGGGCACATGAAAAACTTGGTATTCCAGAGCCTGCTGATGAGAAAGAACCTGTACTTGAAATGGCGCAACCTAAAGTTATGCAAGCAGCCGCAAGTCAATATCATTCTATTGCTGCCCTAAACCAACAACCTGACTCCATACATCCAGCTGAAGCTTCTGCACTTCGATCTCAAACCATTTTTGAAGAACAGTGCAACAAGCAGTTAAGTAATGAGCGAATGCAGCAACAAGCTGAAAGCTTAGTGTCAAAGCTAATTCAAAAAATCAGTCAGGAACAAGACATTGATGGCGCGCTTGCAATGCTTTCTGAAATCTATCCTGAGCAAGACATTGCGAGTCTTCAGCAAGATTTAGAGCAATTGATTTTTGCCAGTGATGCTTTGGGGCGTTTAGCTGTGACTGAGGGGCGCAAACGTGGATAAGCCAACATTACAGGCTTTGTTTGGTCAGCCGCCTACTCGTGCAGTTGAGTATCTTCAGCAAAAAGAATTGATGCCATCTGAAGACTGGTGGCGTGTTCAAGGTAACGCGCATAACAAGTCATTCGTCATTGCACATATGACTTACATGGATTTGCTTTCTGATATTCGAAACTCATTGGTTGATGCGCAAAAAAATGGTCTGAATCTGAAGGAATGGTCTGCCACAGCTGAAGACAAAATGCGTGCTAAAGGTTGGTGGGGAAAAAAGGAAATTCAAACTGAAGCTGGTACGCGTGAGGTGCAGCTTGGTAGCGCCTATCGTTTAAAGACCATTTACCAAACCAATATGGCACAAGCTTATGAGGCTGGTCGGCAAGCTGTGATTTGGGATGACAATCCCTTGTTTCCTTATGTCATGTACAGTGCAATATTGGACAATAAAACACGTCCAAGGCATCGCGCATTGCATGGTGTTGTCATGCGCAAGTCTGATCCAGCATGGCAATTCATTGCGCCAAAAAATGGCTATAACTGTCGTTGCACCATTATTGAGTTAATGGATGGAGAAGTTGATGGTCAAAAAATTAAAGTTTATGACAGTGGTTCATATCTTCAGGTTTACGATGTTGATGTGTCTAATGGTGGGATTGCCAAGATTGCAAAACTTGATTTACCTGATCGTCCGTCATTCTCGACAGATGCTGGCTGGGTTGGTCGCCCAAACCAATTGGTTTTTCCTGATCTTGATAAATATCCAGCGAAGCAATCACAGCAATTTGTTAATCAGCTTCTGAATAACACCAAAACTTTTGAAGACACTTATACGCATTTAGAAAATACGGTTGCTAAGGAATTGCAGCGATTAGAAGCTGAAGGTGTGAATTGGAAACGTTCTGAAGAAAAAGCCAAGATTCGTGAGCGCCTTACGCCATTGGTTGTGACAGGGACTAAATTCCCGATTGCAGTCATCAATGAGAAGTTTGCTGCACAGATCGGCGCATCAACCACGACGGTTTTACTTTCTGATGATACTTTGCTGAAGCAAATAATTAATCGGCAAGGTCAAGATATTGGTGTTGATGAATATGCGTTGGTGCAGCCTACTTTAGAAATGCCGACCATTGTTACTGATGATCGTCCGTACCATTACACTTTTTTTCGTAGAAATAATAAGGTCTATGTCGCAGTGATTAAGGTCACAAGAGATGGCAAAGAAATTTACTTACAGTCATTCCGTTATGGAGATGAGAAGAAATTACAGAAAATTATTGATGATGGGAAATTTATGGAGATCAAAGATTAGTGGCAGTCACACAAGAGGCACTTGTGCTAGCTCTCATCAGTGACACACAGAAGTGTATCAAAGGAGTCGTAAGCCTTTACGACGACTGCCGCTTGATCATGAGTATAGTCTTTTTTTTATACAGGTACAATCATGCCTATTTTGCTTAATGATCATAATTTGCGAGAGCGACTGAATCGAGTTGCAAATGCATTAGAAAACCCAGAGCCACTTGCTGCTGATATTGAACGTGTGCTCGTGAGCCAGAGCTTACAGAACTTTCATAACAATGGTCGCCCTGCATGGGCTGGTCTTTCACCAGTGACTTTGGAGATATACCGCAAACAAGGAATTAAACCACTAGGTATTTTGCAGCGAACAGCTGGTGGCTTGAGAGACAGTGTTCAAGGTAGTCATGATGCAACATCAGCAACGGTTGGTGCTGGATCAGGAAAAAGTAAAGACTATGCGGCTATTCATCAATTTGGTGGCATGGCTGGACGTAAACGGAAAGTTAGGATTCCAGCACGTTCGTATTTGCCAATGGATGAGAATGGGATATTACAACCTGAAGCTGAAAATGCAGTTGGTATCGTAGCTGGGCATTACTGGCAAAAGATTTTTAATAGTTAAAAAATAAACGGAAGTCTTTCCGCCTAATAATAATTTGCTGTCAGTGCAATGCTGTCAGCATGAAAAAGACAATACTCGCAGCTTCGTGCTCATTCGACTTATCCGCATTATCAGATCACTTTGTATTGATTCCTGAAGGTATCTTTCGTAGTGAAATTGATGGTCGACCTTATGATGCCCCACACTGGATTTTGACTCCAGAACGTGGTCGCGAAATTGTTGCTGCTTTAAACCAGCGCAAAATAGATACAGTCATCGACTATGAGCATGCCACTTTAAAGTCTAAACAAACTGGTGAACCAGCTCCAGCTGCGGGATGGTTAAAGTCTAGTGGTTTCACCTACATAGAAGGAGTTGGATTATGTAGTACTAACTTTGAATGGCTACCTAAAGCCAAAAACCATATCGAAGCCAAAGAATATAAATATATCTCACCAGTGTTCTTGTATGACAGCACTGGCGCTATCACCACTCTTATTAATGTCGCCCTAACAAATACCCCTGCATTAGATCAGTTGCCTGAAGCAAAACTAGCTGCGGCAGCTCAGGAGTTTTTTGCCCAAAATTTACCACAGGATTCCAAAATGGATGAGTTATTAGAACAATTGCGCTGGATGCTAAATCTGCCGTTATCCGCTACTGCGGAAGAAATCTTGGCAGAACTTGGCAAGCTTCAGCAGCAAATTAAAGAAAAAACGGGTGTTGCACTTGCGGCAAACAGCCAAAACCTTTTTGACGCGATTGCTGCAATTGAACAGCTTAAGCTGGCAGCAAACAGTCAATCAACGCCTGATCCATCAAAGTACGTTCCGATTGCAATGTACAACGAAGCTAAGGCTCAAGCAGCTTCTGTTGCAACCAATGGTCAAGAAAAAGAAATCAAAGAATTGATTACAGCGGCTTGTAGTGATGGTCGTTTGACAGGTGATGCTGCTGTTGTATGGGCGAATGATTTTGCTATTCGTGATTTCGCTGGTTTTAAAGCGCACTTGGAAGGTATTCCGAAAATTGCAGCATTGTCTCAACGGCAGACAAGCTCAACTAATTTTGCTGGTCATCAACAGCAACAACCAAGCCAGCCCGATGACATCGCTATCGCAATTGACACGCAATTAGGGCTTTAAGGAGAAGCATTCATGGCGAAGACAGAAATTGCAATTATTACTGAAATTCGGGATGGAGAATTAATTCCAATTCCATTATTGGCAACAGCACTGGTTTTACAGGGCACTTTTGCGGTCATTGACAGTACTGGATATGGCATCGCTTCTGATGATGTTGGTGGCGATGATCAAATCTGCTTGGGTGTTTGGGACGGCACTGTAGAAAAC